ACAATATAGTGGTCGATATATCATCACAAAGGTGAGACACAGGGTCACAAAACAACAATATAAGATGGTATTTGAATGTAAGAAAGACTCCGTACGAGAATCTATACCAGGCAAACGTATAACAGATTTCGCAGGGACAGCAAATAACGAAAACACGAAGTTTAGTAAATTAAATAACTAACTCTCATCCCCACAGACTCTAGAAGATTTTTCCCAGCGGGTCTCCTCCCAATACTCTCAAGGACTCAGTATAAATAGCAATATGAATGGTAAAGGCGATAAGAGAAGACCTCGAAAGGTCCCAGAAAAAGAATACGAATCTAATTGGGATAGAATATTTGGTAAGAAGAAGAAATGATAACTATACACTCCACCGCTATCGACAAGATAAAAGACCTATATACATACGAATCTGATAAGGACATAAAGGGATTAAGAATGTATGTACAAGGGGGTGGTTGTTCAGGTTTTCAATATGGTTTTACTTGGGCGAATAAGGGTGAAGAAGATGATATCGTGTTAGATTTAGAAGGCACGAATCTGAAAGTATTTGTTGATGCTATATCACACCAATATCTAGATGGTGCTACTGTAGAATATACGAAGACTTTGATGGCAGAACAGTTTTCTATACGGAATCCATCTGCTTCTTCATCATGTGGTTGTGGTAGTAGCTTTGCAGTATGACGAGGAATGCTGTAAAAAAGCGTAGGCGTAGGACCCTTGATATATAAGGGGAAACGAATGTATGAATATAGTAGAGAGTATAGAGAAGGACCTATTAGTAAGGACCATTTAAATGCTCGTTAATAACAGGAAGCCAATGGTATAAAGTCGGCAGGGTATCGGCAGGAGAAAAAGGAATATGCAGAAAAATTTTATGGGACGAGACGGATTCACATGGTTCGTTGGCGTTGTCGAAGATAGGCAAGACCCGAAGTATCTTGGCAGGTGTCGAGTGCGTTGTCTAGGGTTACACACAGAGGATATAGGCAAACTACCGACCGCTGACCTCCCATGGGCACACCCTATGAATCCTATTACAAGTGCCACCATTAGTGGTGTTGGGCAGACTCCATTAGGACCTGTCGAAGGCACATGGGTGGTGGGATTCTTTTCTGATGGCGAGGAAGCTCAGACGCCTATACTCATGGGGACTTTGCCCGGAGTGCCTGGTTATTTAAGTGCTGACGACATGAATGGCGATAAGCAGACGAAAGGATTTCTTGACCCGCTCGGCAACTACCCTAAGTACAAGGACGAGACGGATGTCAATAGACTGGCTGTAAACGCCACCGACAATCCTCACCCGAGTCTCACTATACGAAAAGCAGACAGGGATATAGCAGTGGGCGTGGCGAATGTAGACACTACTGCTATTGTTGATGATATACTAGCGGCCGATGATGGCGGGCAGTGGAACGAACCCGAGACATCATATGCTTCGAAGTATCCACATAATCACGTCTATGAAACAGAGGGCGGCCATCTTCGTGAGTATGACGACACCGTGGGCGCTAAACGCATACATGAACGCCATGCATCAGGCACAGGCTACGAGATAGATGATGACGGCACGAAGATAACACGAGTCAAGAAGGACAACTATAACATTGTAACGGCCGATGACTATGTACATATACAAGGGGAGAGTAAGGCAACCTTCGATAAAGGTCTCCGAGTCAAAGTCAATGCAACGGCCGAGACAGGTAACAACTACAACATAGAGGTAGGTGCCAAGGCAAACGTAACGATAGAAGTACAAGATGGCGACATCAATCTTATCAGCCAACTAGGTGATGTAAACCTCAAGGCAGGTAAGAACATGAACATAGATGTAGCACAAGCGTTAAACATCAAGGTCGGTGGCGCTATCACAGAGACAAGTAATAGTAAGACAGAGAGTGCAACGAACACACATCAGATGAACGCAGCCGAACAAGACATCAACGGTAACGTAATCAACCTCAACTAAGAGGGGGGTCGATTGTCGGCTAAGACCCGTTTGCGTACATAAGGGATCTGTTTCGGTTTAGATAACAACTATAAAGGAGTAACACAATGATAGCAACATACAGAGAGGAATCAAATGAAGAGCCCTCTAGTATTAACTATCAGCAAATGGATGTTTAGATTATACATAGTCTGGTCTATTCTTGCTGATATAACAATTATATCTAGTCTCATATACTATTTCTTTTTCTACTAAATAATATTGAGTACTTCGTAAACTGGTAGTATTCGTTTAGGAATTACTTCAATTTTTTTTTGGATATATTTGAAAGGAGAAGTATATGGCAAGTGCTATTAACGCCAAAGTAACAGCCAGAATTATGGCTCAACATAGACATCTAGATGTGCAGATTGAGAATCTAGAACGAAAGATGAACGAGACAGCAGATACAATTACAGACCTCAAGAATTATAAACAAAAGATAAAGGATAGATTACAGGCAATGTCTCTACGAGAAGAGAGGCAGTCGAAGAAAGAAGAGCAATCGAGACCACACTATGGTCAACAGCTCGATTTATTTAATAACTATCATAGGTGAATATACATTATGCTACATAAGATAAGTGATTTTGTAAAACGTATTTCGGTGATGCATGACGAAGCACAACGCTTACACAAAATGAAATACGAATCCCCCAAAGCGACACAATTAGAGATAGACAACCAGATACAGAATATTCAAGCGATGGCATTGAGTATTGCGAAGGACAAGTCTTCGTACAGTCGAGTCTCCTCTGAGCGAAACAGAATATCGAAAACCATTGGTTCGATATTACGTTAAGGTTTACCATGTGGGTCGGAACGGAGGCCAGGGAACTGGCCTTCTCCCATGGAAAAAATCTTAAAAAAATCCTCGTGAACCAGGAAGAGTATAAATAGTTATATGAAAACATTTAAACAAGTAGATAATATCGATTGTCTCTGCGAGAAGACTTATAAGGACCTAGAGATTACCGAAGCAGAGTATCAAGGTAAGAAGGTGAAACTGAATGACCCGATACGAGGTGGTAGTAAGAAGTTCTATGTCTATGTAAAGAACAAGAAAGGTAACATCATCAAAGTTTCTTTCGGTGATACGACAGGACTATCCATCAAACGAGATGACCCTGCTCGTAGAAAATCATTCCGTGCAAGACATAATTGTGATACAGCGAAAGATAAGACAACAGCAAGATACTGGTCATGTTATCAATGGCGTGCAAACGCACCCGTCAATAACTAATTCTTTTTTCCCGTTTTTATAGGGGTACTATGATATCAAGACGATTCTAAAGACCGTTTAGCGGGCGGTTATGAGATTCGTTTTTCCTCTTCTAGGAGAATCTTCTCTCAATTTCTTTAATATATCTTGCTTTCACTTTATTCTTTCCTGTCTTTTCAATCGCATCTTCTAGTTTCGCTTTAGACCAACCTTTGATACGAGGTTTCTCATTACAAGTAAGATTTGGATTTGCTTTACGTTTTCCTGGGTGTATTCTTGCCATATTAAACTCCTGTTATAAAACCAACTACTATGACTGCTACAATAATGGCTACTGCAACTCTTAAAATTGTATCTAAATTGTTCATACTTTTCTCCTTTAATTAATTGGTGGAAGAGGTAGGATTCGAACCTACTAGTCCAGAGGAAATGGATTTACAGTCCATCGTAACCCGCCATCGTTACCGCTCTTCCTGTTATTGTATCTCTAAATCTTGGTTCTTATAAGTACTCATGTGCGTCCTTGAAGAAACCTACCTAAGCTAGCTGAGGTATTGGTCGGAGTGGCAAGATTCGAACTTGCGACATCTACGTCCCAAACGTAGCGGTCTACCGAACTGACCTACACTCCGTAAGTATTCCACCAGACAGTTATAATAAAAATAGTAGGTGATACAGGTAGTACTATAAGCAAACCTAAAAGCGTAGCTAATCTCTTACGCCAGTTTGTTGTTAATTTCTTGAATATTTTTAACAGCAATTAAAATCCAAGTAACCAAGGATTATTGGCAAACCACGCTGTCACATATAAAACTAAAAGTAAGATGCCTAAAACAAATCCACGTATGTAATCTTTTATAGTAATCATGTTTTATTATAATTAAATGTGTAAATTATATTTTCCTGTTTATTCAGTAAATCGTCCAGTATCACACTTTTAAACTTGGTAGATTTTTCAGGTGGTGTATCACTAGTCATACCAAAGTCTTCGTATATATTATCTAAAGATTTATTATAGTGGTCTTGCGACAATTGTATAACTGCATAATGTATAACTTTCATCAAGTCATCTTTATTATGACCTTGTTTCTTGCCATATCTTTGAGCGTATTTTAAGATATTGCCCATACAGAAACCTGTACCATGACCTTGGTCAATAATAATTTCAGTTGCCTGATAGTTTTTAGTTTGAGCATAATGTGATTCATATGTATTATTAATATAATCCATAACATCATTTACAATTACATTTTCATTAAACTTGTACTTGATTTTGTTCATTGTCATCTTGTCTTCCTTTCACCATATTTTGTTTTATCATTAATTTTTGAGAGTCAGATAATTTAGGGTCAGTAAATCCTCTAACCTTCTTTTGTATTTTAGTTGGGTCTAAAGCAAGCATACCACAATAGTTTAGAAACGACCAATGGTCTTCACTTTCTTCATTAAGAATCCAGTCGATTGCATCGTCCTTGTGTTTTAAATGCCTGGGTCTCTTTCCCGTGTACAAAGTATCTTCAATTGCTTGAGTTATTACTGCCGTAATAAGTCTTTCTTCATCATGAACCATTATATTATATATCCTTTACAATTTGCGAGAAGTATGCCCAATAGTGGTCACCGTTCTCTGTTACATATCCGATTGAACCTGCATAATTAAGTTCAGTATCGTATTCTTGTATCTGTACACCAAGTTCGCCAGCAGGGTCACCTGTCTTTGTTGCGATTGATATGTCAGTTATCTTACCTTCTCTTCCATATTCACACTGGTTTACATTTACTTTATCGTCTATTTTAATTAACACTCATTACCTCCTGTCAATGCCAATACTTGTATATACTCTCTCTGATTGTCTAACAATATAGGCCTTTTTATTAGGGTCTAATTTTAATGCAGGGTCTTTAACCTCAACATCTTGTAAGTTAGCATCAATACTGAAAGAAATTTGACCTGCAAGGTCAGGCCATTTAGAGACAAAAGCTTTTACAAATTTATCTCTTTGTTCTTGACTCATCTCAGAGATAACCTCAACGAGGTTATCAGCTAAAACATCTTTCATTATTTCTATCATGCAGCCTCCAACATTGACATTGGCACTCTATAAATTCTGCCAAGCATATCAACAAGACATTTACTCTGATTAATTTTAGTAATTATACCAGGAGTCTTTTTAGTCTTTTGAACAACATTGACCTTTTGACCAACCTTTAAAGTTGCTTTCGCACTCAATACTTTGCAATCATTAATGAAAGCAGAAAGTTCGTTAAGTTGAGTAAGGTTCATTTTTTGTATTTCAGATTTTACGTTTTTCATAATATAGTTTTCCTTCAGTTTAGTTTAAGTAAAGAGGACCAGTCCATGCGATATAGTAATTACCGTCAAGCACATTTCCTCTTGGTTGATTTAAAGCAGGTGCATTGTAACCAGAGGCTTTCAATATATCACCTTTTTTAAATTTGCCGTCATCTTCTTTAACGATAAAAGCAAACACACTTCTATCTTGTATAACTTTAAAGTATTTGCGACCATTTTTAACTTGTGTTTTTGAGTCCCAATCAGCAAGTTGTTCAAGACAGTAAGAAGATTTAGCATGACCGTCTCTAGGTGCAGTCCAGAAATCGTAGTTCTCTTTAGCACCAGCCATCATATTCTTGATGCCAGATAAAAGAGAAGTAGATTTTTTAGTAACTAGTGTTTTCATAATGTATTAGTTCCTTTTCAATTGTTTATGTAGCAATTATATCGTAAAAGTAAGGTAAAAACAAGTCTTTTTCCATTAACTTTCACTAGTGGAAATCATTAAGCAGTTTCTAGTTCGTTGTCAATGACTTCATCAATGTTAAATGCATTGATATTAATTAAATCAAGAGCAACATCTGATTCTAAGATTTCTTTCTTAGCCTCGTTTTTGTCGATAAGACCTTTTTTAAGGTTTTTGATTACTGAATCTACGAATTTTTCAGCTTCGTCCCAGTAGTAGTTTTTAGTTTTAGACATTATTTGTACTCCTTTGTTGTTTTTTTCATAATATACACATATTATACAAGAAAATAAGATGTAATGCAAGCGAAAAATGGATTATTCCATGGAATAAAACCTTTATTTTTCAATAATTTAGGGGGCGCACTTTGTCGCACTCTAAAAACCCTTATTTTCTGCGTTTTTTTCATTTATATGTACATTATACACTAGAAATACCCCCTTGTCAAGTAAAAAATGGAAAAAAACCCTATTTTTTTGGTATTTTTATCTTTTTTATTACTATTATACAATATTTTCAAGTTTTTGTAAAGCTCTTATAAATAGTTTATATAAAAATAAAGGAAAAATCAAATGTACGAGTATAAATGTAAAATTAGAAAAGTCGTTGACGGCGATACCGTTGATATTGACATAGATTTAGGTTTTGGTATATGGCTCAATGATGAAAGAGTGAGAATTATAGGCATTGATACTCCTGAATCAAGAACAAGTGATAAAATCGAAAAGATTTTCGGTTTAGCTGCAAAAGAGAGAGTGCAACATCTATTAGGTGACGGTGCTACTCTAATATCTAAAGTTAAAGGTGATGGCAACGAAGAAATGCGAGGTAAGTTTGGTCGTATTCTTGGTGATTTTAGAACATCACAAGGAGATTTACTAACTTCTAAATTAATGAAAGAAGGACACGCTGTTGCTTACTCAGGTGGTAACAAAGAAGTGATTCAACCAAAACATTTAGAGAATAGACAAAGATTAGTCAATGAAGGTAAAGTAAATGTTGAAGGTATGGAAATAACTAAACCTGCACTAGTACAAAAACCAATCGTTGAAGAAGAACCAGTTGTTGAAAAAGTTTTAAAACCAGTTACGAAGAAAAAGAAAACTACTAAGAAGAAAAAATAATGCAAGGCATTTTTGTAATTAGAGACAAAGGGCATATTTTAGAATTTAGTAATTATGACGACATACCTCAAAGTTTCGATAATGTTATAAGATTTGAACCAACTCCTCCTGAGTCTCCTCATACAAAGGAAGAACATGAAGAGATGGCAACTTATAATGACAAGTTAAAAGAGTTAATGAAAAGAGAGAAAAACTAAAAATGGCTATTAGTGTAGAGGTTAGTCCTGGTTCCGGTTCAGTTGTAACAGAAACAGAAAGAATTGGAACAATTAATGCAACCATTACTGTTAGTGATGATACTGTGTCTGTACCTGGAGGACCTACTCCTGTTTCTTTTACTTCTGTATCATCAACAACACATACTGGAATTACTATGACTCCAGGAACATCATCATGTACTCTTGTAGGAACTTATGAAGATTCTTTTACTGACCAATTTAAGTATGTTGAGAGAGGGAGTAGTGATTTAGCAGGTTCGCCCACAACCGTGGTTGGACTTGATAATCTTCCTAGTAACAAAATGTTTTACAATTTAAATCAAGATACGAGAAATTCTGTTACGAAGTCGTATACCGTTACTGCAACTTCTAGTGGTGGTACAAATACTTTTACTGTTACGCATGTAATTAATAACGAATATGAATCAATCAGAGCTGCGGTGGCTGGTTATTATGAAGGAGTTACAACACATGTTTAG